GTCGAGGCGAAGCTACAGTTGCACATCACCGATGCCCTGCACGACACGGACGTGACGGCGCAGCGCGACGCCGCGCAGGATGCGATCGTCGCCTACCTGACGACGGCCGCCGACGCGACGTGGACCGACGTCACGGCGCCGCGGCCGGTCAAGCAGGCGATTAAGCTGCTGATGACGCACTACTACGAACATCGCGGCGACGCGATGGATCAGACCGACCCGGCCATCTGGCAGGCCGTCTATGCGCTGCTGTCGATGTACCGCGATCCGACGGTGGTGGCGTGACATGCGCGAGATTGGGCAGCTTCGGCACGCGTTGACGCTGCAAAGCCCCGGCGTCGAAGTCCCGGACGGCCGGGGCGGGTGGACGGCGACCCCGGTGCCGATCGCGGACGTGCCCGGCGAAGTCGTGCCCGCGACGGCGGGCCGCATGGAACAAGCCATCGGCGCCGCGATGCAAGCGTCGGCCTCGCACATCGTCACGATCCGGCATCTCGCTGGCGTCACCGTCAAGTCGACGATCGTGTTTCACGACAGCGGCCGCGATCGCCGCTTCACGGTGAGCGGCGTCAGCGACCCCGACGAGCGGCACCAGTACCTCGTGCTGGCGTGCGAGGAGGTGCTCGCGTGAGCATGCGCGTGCTCTTACACGGGACCGACGAGCTGCGGAACGCGCTCGCGCAACTCCCGGCCGCGCTCAACCGCGACGCCCGCGCGATTGTCCAGCAGGCGGCGCACGAGACGGCCCGCCAGGCGCGGTCGGCGAATCACGACCGGAGCGGGGCGCTCGACAAAGGCATCAGCGTGCGGGTCACGAACACGTCGACGACGGTCACCGCGAAAGTCCGCAGTGCCGCGAAGCACGCGGCGATGTGGGAATACGGCAGCCGTCCGCACCGGCGTACCAACAAGAACGCCAACCGCGGCCGGATGCCGGATCACGGCGGGGCGGGCCTCATCAATGCGTCGATCCGCGAACGCGCGATCATGACCGCGCAGCTCATCGCGCTCGTGCGCAACGCGGGCTTCACGGTGTCGGGATGAGCGACTCCAGTGCCCTGGACATGGCCCTCGTGACCGCGCTCACCGACGCCACGCTGCAGACGCTGCTCCCGGACGGTATCTGGTGGAGTGTCGCGCCGCAAGGCCGCACCAAGTTTGTCGCGATCGAGCTGGCGAGCGCAGTCGACACCTACGAGGAAAACCGGGCGGCGTTCGAGCATCCGATTTACCGCATCGAGGCGGTCGCGAAAGAGTCGACGCCCGCGACCGTCGACGCCGCCGCGGATCGGATTCGTGTCGTGATGGGCGGCGCCCTGACCGCGGTCGGCTATCACCTGGTGCGCGTGCAACGGCTGGAGCGCGTCAAACACGGCGAACCCGATCCGAACGATGCCGCGGTCGTGTGGCAGCACCACGGCGGCCTCTACGAAGTCCTGGCGGAGCCGGTCTGATGCATCCCGCCGCGTATCGCTTTGTCGCGTCGATCGTCAGCGCCGGACAGGTGCCGCCTGGGCCGGTCGTCGAACTCGGCGGCCGCGACGTCAACGGCTCGATCCGGTCGCTGTTCTGGTCGCCCTATGTCAGCGTCGACGTCGAGCCGGGACCGGGCGTCGATGTCGTCGCCGATGCCGCCGAGTATCAACCGCCGGTCGCGCCCGCGTGCGTCGTCTGCTGCGAAGTGCTGGAGCACGCCGTGACGGCGCCCGTCATCGTCTCGAATGCGGGCGCGATGCTCCAGCCGGGCGGCCTGCTGATCGTCACCGCGGCGGGCGCGGGCCGGGCGCCACACTCCGCCGTCGATGGCGGCCCGCTGCGGCCCGGCGAGTACTACCGCAACGTCGAGGCGAACGATCTGCTCTGTTGGCTGGCCGGATTCGATCAGGTGCGGGTCACGACGAACCCGTCGGCAGGCGATATCTACGCGACCGCGAGGAAGCCGCGGTGAAGATCCTGCTCGTCCATCCCGGCGCGTCGTGGTCGACGGCCGACGTCGAGGCGGGCCTTCGTGACGGGCTCGAGGAACACGGCGTCGAGGTGATCCGCTACCGGCTCGACGGCCGCATCGAGCGCGCGGCGAGCTGGCTGAAGGCCGCCTGGCGCAAGGCGGCGAAAGCCGACCCGGCGATCAGCCGCCCGACCCCGGCGGATATCTGTTACCTCGCCTCGACCGACGCGCTGGCGATGGCGCTGCGGCACCAGGTCGATCTCGTGCTCGTCGTCTCGGCGATGTTCTTCCATCCCGACGTCGTCATCCTGCTCCAGCGGGCCGGGCTGCGGGTCGCCGCGCTCTTCACTGAATCGCCCTACGACCTCGCCAACGAAGTCGCTTTGGCGCGACACGTCGACCGGTGCTGGACGAATGAACGGGCGACGGTCGGCGCGTTCGCCAACGGGTCGTACCTCCCGCACGGCTGGCATCCGCGGCACCATCGGCCCGGCCTGCAGCCCGGCGATATAGATCAGCCCGCGCATGACGTCGTGTTCGTCGGGTCGGCGTTTCCTGAGCGCGTCGCGTGGCTGGAGGCGGTGGACTGGACCGGGATCGATCTCGGCCTGTACGGCCACTGGGAGGCCTTAGCGAGGCGTTCACCGCTCCGCCCGTTCGTCAAGGGCGGCACGGTGCCGAACCCGGTCGCCGCGGCGCTCTACCGGCGCGCGGCGATCGGGCTCAACCTCTACCGCCAGGCGGGCGGGGCCGAGTCGCTCAACCCGCGGGCGTACGAGCTGGCGGCGTGCGGCGTCTTTCACCTGAGCGACGCCCGCGCCGAAGTCCGCGAAATCTTTGGGCCGCTGGTGCCGATCGTCGACAACCCCGACGAGGCCGGGCGCGTGATCCGGTACTGGCTGGCGGAGCCCACCCTGCGCGCCCAGGTCGCGGCGCAACTACCGGCGTGTGTCGCGTCGTCCACCTGGACGGCCCGCGCGGCCACTGTGCTCGCAGACTGTCGAGCCTTTCTTCAGGAGTCAGACCATGCCGAAGTACGCCGGAAAAGACGGAGTCGTGTACATGTCGACGAGCGCCTCAGGCACCGCGACGGTGATTTGCCTGAGCAAGTGGTCGCTGGATATGGCGACAGAAAAAATCGAGACGACCTCGTTTTGTGATTCCAACCGCACCTACGTCGCCTCGATGAAGGATCTGACCGGAACGCTCTCCGGCTTTTGGGATGCGGCCGACGATAAGCTCTTTCTCGCGGCCGACTCCGTCGACGGCTGCAAGCTGTACCTCTACCCAACGAAGAACGTGCCGACTAAGTACTGGTACGGCCCGGCCTGGCTCGATGCCTCGATCGAAGTCGACATCGCGGGCGCGATCACGATCGAGGGGAACTTCAACGCGAACGGGAGCTGGGGTCGGTTGTGAAGTACGGCGGGCTAGTGGCCGAGGTGCGCTGGGTGTATTACACCGCGGCGACCCTCGGCCGTTGGACGCTCGAAGGCGACGTCTTCTCCGGGCGCGTCGTCGCGGCGGATAGCTATCGCCTGCAGCAACGCCCGCTCACCGTGCGCATTCCGAAACAGGGGCGGCCGTGGGAGTGGCCGATCGCCGACGTCGCGATCGTCGGCGATCACCTCACCGGCCACGTCACCGTCACCGATCAGGTGCCCGTATGAGTCGCTGTCGCTTCGTCCAACCGAAGATCGTCCGCCTGCCGCTGACCGACGGCGAGTGGATCGACGTCAAACGTGAATTGTCGTACGGCGAACAGACCGACATGTACGCGGCGATGCGGAAACAGTTCGGCGCCGGGACCGTGCCGGTGCTCGACCTGACGCTGATCGGCCGGGCGCGGATGGGCGCGTACCTGCTCGCCTGGTCGCTGGTCGACGCCGAGGGGACACCCGTCCCGGTGAGTCCGGCCGCCATCAACAACCTCGACGCCGACACCGCCCGTGAAATCGCCGCCGCGCTGGAAGCGCACGACGAGGCGTTAGCCGAGGAAAAAAAACAGTTGACCGCACCCGTCTCCGCAACGAACTCGTGATGTGTCGCTATATGGGCGGCTGGACGCTCGACGAGCTGCGCGGCCTGGCCCCCGAGGAAGTCGACGAACTGTTCCAGATGATCCAGACCGATGCCCGTTAACGCCACGTTCACCGCGGACTTCTCCAGCTTCCTGAAAGCCATTGACCAGGCCGAAGTCGCGCTCGTCGACTTTGGCAAGGGCGCGTCGACCGTCGAGAAAAAACTCAACAGCATGGTCGACAACTTCAGCGGCCGCAAGGTGATTCAGGAAGCGATGCTGCTGGAGAAGGCGCTCGGCGGCGTCGAGGGCGTCGCCAAGCTGACCGACAAAGAGATCGCCAAGCTGGGCGCCACATCGAATGAAGCCGCCGAGAAGATGCGGAAGCTCGGGATCGATGTTCCGCCCGGCATCCAGGCGATTGCCGACGCGACCAAGCAAGCCGATCAGGCGACGGTCAGCTTCGAGGATGCGATCGGCTTGGCGACGACCGCGCTCAGCGCGTTCGGCGTCAGCCTCAGCGTTGAGGCCGTGATCGGGTTCGTCAAGGGCCTGGCCGACGGGGCCGCCGCGCTGGGCGATCTCTCGACCGCGTCCGGCATCTCGACCGACGACTTACAGAAGTTGGGCTATGTCGGCGCGGGCGTCGGCGCGACGACGGAGCAGATGGCCAAGGGCGTCAGCGAATTTTCGCAGGCGTTGATGAGCGGCAAACTCGATCAGCAGATTGCCGGGATCGGCCTCAGCGTCGAGAACCTCAAAGCCGCCGGACCCGCGGAAGCCTTCCTGCAATGGGGCGAAGCCGTCGCCACGGTGCAAGACCCGATGTTGCGTACGACCCTGGAATCGCAGGCGCTCGGCGACAAGCTCGCGAACACCTTGTCACCGTCCCTCAAGAATCTGCGCACCGACATGAACAACGTTCCGAAGGATGCGCTGATTTCCAAAGACGCGATCCAGTCCGTCAATGATCTGGAAGGCGCGCTCGGCAAAGCCGAGATCCGCCTGAAGGGCATGGTCACGCAGGCGATCTTTGAGAAGCTGGTCAAAGAGGGCGCGCCGGTGGTCGCGCTCTGGGGGCTGCTGACCGGCGCGACCAAGGCGCACGCCGAGGCCATCGACATCGTGTTGCCGAAGGCAGAGAAACAGATCGACAACGCGACCTACATGAAAAAGATTCTCAACGATCTGCGGACCCAGGCCTTGGAGCCGCTGACCGACACGCAGAAAGCGCAGATCCGCGAACTCGACGCCTTTAATCAGTTGACCGACGAGAACATCAAGTTGACCGGCGCGAGTGTCGCCGCGGCGAAGCTGTTGATCGAAGCCGACAAGGCGCAGATCGAAGAGATGAAACGGCGCAACACCGAGGCGGAAAAGTACGCCGACATCATCAACAACATCGTGTTGAAGGCGACCGGCGACACGATCAAACTGGAAAAGCAACGCGCCGTCGAACGCGAAGCCGACGCGGCGAAGATGACCGCGGCCGTCCTGGCGGAACTCGCCGCCGAAACGTCGCTCAACGCGCAGTACGGCCTCAACGCGATGGGCGTCCAGCAGATGACCGGCGCGTACGAGGCCTACACCGTCGCCATCGAAGCCCTGAACAAGGAAAAGGAAAAAGGCTTGCCCACGGCGGACCGGGAAGCCCTGCTCAATAAGACGCTGACCGACGACCTGCTCAAGGAAGCCGAAGCGACCGACAAGGCGACCCAAGCCTTTTGGAAAGCCCGCGACGCCGTGAAAGCCAAAGGCGACGAAATCGAGCAGACCACGCAGAAGGTCGGCGTCTATAAACAGCAACTTCACGACCTGGTGTCGGACCCGTCGCTGGCGGCGTTCTTCGGCGGCACCGCGCAAGGCGCGGCCGCCAACACCTTGTACAGCGGCGGCCAGGCGGGCATCACGCCGCAGATGGCGGCGGCGATGGCCGCGGGCCAATTCATCCAGATGGCTGGCGTGGGTGCCGTGGGTCTGCAGAAACGCGCGGCCGGTGGCCCGGTCAGCGCGGGGCAGCCGTACCTCGTCGGCGAGAAAGGCCCGGAACTCTTCGTGCCCGGCCAGAGCGGCACCGTCGCCGCGAATGGTGCAGGCGTCACCGTCAATAACGTGTTCCACATCGTCGACACCGAAGCCAACATTGCGCGTCGCGTCAGTGACCAGATCACCAAGGCCGTCCTGCAGGGGCGGCAGATGGCGAGCTGATGGCGACGACCGCGGCCGTCCTCGGCAACGCCCGCCTGAATAACTTCCGGCTGAACTATCTGCCCGCGCCGGTCAAGCCGCTGCGCAAGACGCGCGTCTTCCTGTGGATCAACGGCGTCCCGGTGTGCTATCGCCGCGGCTCCATGACGATTCGCGATGCGCTCAACGACGTGCCCAATACCTGCAGCTTCGAGCTGTTTGCCCCGACCCCGGTCCCGCAGAGTGGCGCCCGGGTCCGCGTGACGATCGACAGCGACGTCCAGCGGCAGATTTTCGTCGGCGCGATCCAGACCGACCGCGTCACCTTTGCCGGGCAGGCGCAACACGACGTCCATCCGTACACGGCGATCGACGACACCTGGCTCGCGAATCGGCGGCGGCCGTTTGGCGTCTGGCCGAACGTGTCAGCGTCCACCATCGTGACCGACCTCGTCCAGCTCTGGGCCGCGCCGTTCACGGCGACGCATGTTCAACCCGGGTTACCGCCCGTGTCGCTGGCGCTCGATGGGACGTCGACGCTCAACGATGCGCTCCGACAAGTGGCGCGACTCGTCGGCGCGTATTTCTACTGGGAAGATTACGATCTGCATTTCTTCCAGGAAGACCAGACCGACCCGCCCGGCCCCGTGACGACCGGCACCTTCCTGCACGAGCCGCCGATCACCCGCACCAGCGACGACAGCCAGATCCGGACACGCATCCTCGGCCTCGGCGGGGGCGCGGCGGTCGTCACCGATATCGCGGCCGGGGAAACGATCCTGCCGCTCGAGCGTGTCGAAGATGCGGCGTACTTTGCCCCGGGCGGCGGCACCGCGCTGATCGCGCAGCGGCCCGACTTGCCGCCGACCGACCCGCTCCCGTATACCGGGACGTTCATTCCGCCCCGCGGCGGCGCCGTGGTCGGGCCGGGGATCGCCCCGACGACCGCGCCGACGATCTTCGCGATTGTCGGCGCCGGGTTGGCGTTGGGCAGCTATAAGTACGCGTACAGTTGGGGCACCGGCACGGGCGAAACGGTGCCCAGTCCGCTCACGACGCTGACGCTATCGCCGGGCGGCGTGCCCAATCCGACCGCGCCGTTGACGCTGCGCAATGAAGCGACCGGGAGTCCGCTCGCGCCGTACATCAGCGGCAATCAGCCGATCGGGCAACTCCAAAGCTATACGTATTCCTACAGTACCAAGACCAGCTACGTCGACAATTCCGAGACGACGCTGCTCTGTCCGAATACCGTAAACATCACGACCGTCAGCAATAACGATCCGCTGAATCCCTCGGCGTCGGCGAATGTGATCGTAACCGTGCCGTGCTCGACCGATGGGCGCGTGCGGACGATCTGGATTTGGCAGTGGACGGTTGCGGGCGGGAGTGTCTTCCACTCCCTGTCCATTGTTGACAACAAACCCGGCCAGCCGACCGTCAGTTACCGCAATGCGAGTTACGCCACGACCGGCACGCAGCCGGGGAGCAACACGACGCCCGTCGCCAATGCCGCGGCGATTGCGAACGTGCCGCTCGGCCCGGCCGGGACGACCGTGCGCTATGTCTATCGGACGGCGGTCAATGGCTCGGCGCTGAAACGGCAGCAAACGATCAGCAATAACACGACGGTGACGGGGGCCAACGACACGACGCCCGATGCCGCATTGGGCGTGCCGCCGGTCGGGGCCGACACGTCAGGGCTCAACACGACGATCGGCCAGGTCAACGCGGGGTCGACGTCGATCCCGACGTCGGGCGTCGTGGCGTTCGCGCCGGGCGGCGGCTGGCTGCATGCGGCGGGGGACCAGTGGATCCGCTATACCGGCCTGAGTGGCAACCTGATCACCGGCATCCCGGCGACCGGCCAGGGATCGATCACGGTCACGTTGCCGTTCGGCGCGCTGCTCGTGCCGTCGCCAGCGCTGCTCGGCGTCTTGGCGGGGTTGGGCGGCTTGCAGGCGGCCGTGCTCGCCGGGACGCCGCTGCGCGTCTACCTCGTCCGCGAGGACTGGGAAGCGATTGCTGCGCTGGCCGCCCGGCAGACGACGGCGGGTCTGGTCAGCGACGGCATTTATGAATACGTCATCAGTGACAGCCAGGCCGACGATCAGCGGCTGTTCGTGCTCTGCGAAGCCGATCTGCTGTTGCATGCGTGGCCCGCGGTGACGGTCACCTACGACACGCGCGACCCCCGAACCCGGAGCGGCAAGTTCGTCACGATTGCCGTGACCGATCCGGTGATCGACGAGTGGCTGATGATTCAGGACGTGACGATCTCAGAGATCGACGTCGCGCCCGGACTGGCGCCGCGTTACAGCGTCACCGCGTCGAATCTGCGCTACAGCCTCGACGACATTCTGCGGCGGCTGACGCGGCCGCTTGATGGGAGCGCAGGCTAATGCCGATCAATCGCGGCCCGTTCAATGCGCTGGTCGATGACGATGGGTCGAACACCATCGGCACGGTCTGGAATAAGGCGCAGATCCAGGGCGTGATCCTCGACCCGGCGGATGCGGCGTACATGGATCGGCCCGCCGTGCTGCTGGTCACGACCACGGGCACGATTCCGATCCTCCCGACCGCGACGGGGAGCGGCGACCTGCTCGTGGTCTTAAATCCCAGCGGCCCGGTGACCATCCAAGGGATCGCGTCGACCAGTAAGAACGGCCAACGGGTGACGATCTACAACGCCAGTACGTTTAAGGTCGATCTCACGCAGGATGTCGGCGGCGCTCCGGTACAGCTCCTGAATTGGACGCATTCGGCGCCAACCTCGTTGATGCAGGGCGGCTCGGCCAGCTACGTTTGGGATGGCGTGCTGTTTGGGATTTGGCGCATGACCGCGCATGAGCAAGGCTCGTGGATTATGTCGGCGTTCAATGCGGCCAACTTCACGGCGCCCGGCGGCGCCTACTGGCAAGTCGAGGCTGGGGATGTGCTGACGCTCCATTATCGCGTGACGGGCTGTCAAGTGACGGTCGCGTGGTATCTCGTGGCGACGTCGCTGAGCACGATCACCGCACAACTATCGATACTGAGCGCCGCCTATGGCGGGTATGCCGCGGCTCGGGCGATGTTCAACCCGATCGTCGCGGCGCAGGGCGGCGTGGTTATGAATGCGTATGCACGATCAGAAACCGCGCTGATTGCGATCCAGCGCGCCGATAGCTCCACGTGGGCAACGTCGACGAATGGCAGCTATTTCTTCGGCCAACTCACGTTCGAGGTGATCTGATGGCGCCCCGGCAATACGTCGCCAAGCCGCTCAAGGTCTTTGCCGAACAATACTTCGTCGCCACGCAGCCCCCGATTGCTGGCGTCTGCACCGACGTCCACGACATGCTCCCCGAGGGCGTGCCACACGCGCACGTCGTCAACCGCGGGCCGTACGTGCTGGCCGATACGGATGTCATTGTCTGGAGCCATTACGTGCCGGACCAAATCGACGCGGTCTATCCGTTGGCGGAATTCGAAGATCGGTTCGGCAATGTGGCGACCATCGCGGAGGGCACCGAATGACACCGAAAACGATTCTGCTGGTGATTGCGGCCGTGTGCTTCCTGCTGGCGTCGCTGCCGCTGCCGCTCGGCGTCCGCGTCGAATGGCTCGGCGCCGCCTTCGTCGTGCTGAGTCTGCTGGTATGACGAACTACAGCCAGGTGTTCGCCGACACGCTCGCGCTGTATGAGTCCAACTACGTGCCCGGGGATCAAGGCGACGCGGGCAAGGGGCAAGTGTGCGTGCGTGCCGGTTATACCATCCACACGACGCTGGATGCGTCGGTCGGCTACATCGCGAAGAACCCCGGGCAGACGCAATTCTACGGCGTCGCCGTCGATGCGCTGCAAGACAAGTCCGATGGGTTCGGCGCGGACTACTTGACCGACGAGCTCCAGCCGGACGGCCGCCGCCTGATCAAGCTGGCGTATACGCCGTACCCGACGCCCGCGGTACCGCCGACGACCGGCTGGGTCGCGCCGACCGCGGCGAT